TTATTAAATCGTACCCTTTGTATTTCTTCTTTTCCTTATTATTACTATAATTTTCTACAAAGTCTCCCATTGAGGACGTAAATGGACTACGCATATTTATTGCATCTCCTCTGAAAGGTTCATCTTCTGCTGTTGAAGTATGAAAACCTTGTCCACTTCTATTATTTACTGCTGCTGCTTCTTGATTCCTTGTATGTGAACCCATTGCTATTGACTGTGCAGAATATTCGTTTAATCCAGGTTCAAATGTATTTGAAATAAATTCATTCTTTATACCCCTAGGATCGGTTTCTGGTTTATTAATGTCCATTGGTCTTAACTGATCGACCATGTACTTCTGTGTATTTCCGAACCTATCTCTCTTAACGTATTTTTTTAATATTTTAGACCCTATTAATACTGTATCTGCATTATCATTAAACGGAAGGTACTGTTTAAGATCTCTCACATCTCTATTAGAACCGTCAATTGTACCTTGGGTTCTTGATACTTTATGCCCTTGTATACCTTTTAGGTATCCTCTTTTACCCCCAAAGCCTTCAATAAAGTGTGTTCCAGTACCATTAACAGGTATTTGAGCAGTTGTAGAAGCAATTTGCTTTATAGTAGACCAGCCACCGCCGAGCAATCTACCGCCTAGACCTCTATCGCTATTTTTTATACCTTCTTCGATTACATTTAATCCACCTAGTTTACTCGCCCATGCTACACCTTTTCCAGAAATTAAAAATTTTGAAAATCTAGCAAGGTCGTCTATACGTGCTCCAGTTTCTAAAGTAAGTCCTTTCCTATTAGGTGGGTTATTAATATCCTTAGTAATAAAAGGAGATTCTGAACCAAATTCACCATAAGTTAAACTCTTAAGATTAGTCTGTAAATTAATTAAAGGCATTGTATCTGGTTTCTATTAAATGTTTTTGCCTGTATTATCAGTTGCTACAGAAGTATCAATGTCTGCGCTTTTTAATACATCTGTGTATGTTTGTGCAGGTTTTTTACCTTTTAAGCTGTACGGTGTATTTAGCAAATCTTGCAATTTCTGCGTAGTGTGGTTTGCTCTTAAGTCTGCTCCTCCTAATCCAAGGGGAGAGTTTTGAATTGTGTTTTTGATTGACATAGTTGTTTATTTATTTATAAATAGTTATTTTTTACTTTACTCTAATCCTACTCTTGCAGATAGACCCATTACTTCTCCTACTTTATATCCATCCATATTAATAGTTCCGCCTTTTCTAACTTCCATAATTAATGTTTCAAGTAGTGCTTCTACATTACCTCCTAATTTAGTTCCGCCTGCCATTGTAATAGTGTCCTTAGGATTAGCGTGAATAGTAAAGTCATCCATATAAATACCATCATCTGAAGTATTATTAGCAGAAGGGGATGTGCTTCTTGAATTTTTAGCTTTAGTAGACTTATTACCTGTTACGCCTCCTGCATCCATTGCCATCAACCCTACATCTAAACCGGCAGAAACAGCAGTTCCTATTCCTGGGAATATAGATGCTACTCCTGATAAGAATTCCATACCTGCTCCTAAATAGTCTCCGTTTGCAAATCTTTTTGCAGCGAATCCAAGACCTACTAAAGCTCCTAAAACAGGTATTTTTTTAAGAAGTGATTTAAATCCTCCTTTTGCACCTGCTTTAATAAAAGATCCTCCTAAAAATTTTCCAAGTCTTCCAAAAAGTTTCATTGCCGTTTCAGGAATTGTTTTTAACTGACTCAGAGGTTTAAAAGCATCCATCATTACTACTCCAAGTGCTTTCATTTTTGAACCCATCTTAGTTATGAAAACAAATGTTTCTCCAGCTACTGTTGATATACTGCTGAACATAGCAGTTACTGGTTGTAACACTCTTGCTAGATCTCCAACTGCTGCTGTCATATCTTGCATTGCTTCTTTTTGTGCTTCTGCTGCAGATTTATTTTCTAACTGTCTATAAGTTTCTGTTTCTCCTAATTCGTTTTGAAGTTTCTGTTGTCTTGCATTTGCTTCTTTTATTTTTCCTTGCTCTCTTAAAGTTTTAATAGCTTCCATTTCCTTTTTGATATTCTCATCAAGAGATTTGGATGTATCGAAACTTAAATTTTTAATTGCTTCCTGTTTTATCAGTGATTCTGCCATTTCTTCTCTGGACATTCCCATTGCTTTGGCAATTGCAGTTTGCTGTATTCGGTTCATACTGCTGAATTTAGCTTGAGTAATACCGTTTTTAGCTAACTCTTGGCTCATACCAACTAAATCATTCCTAAGCGCTGCTTGTCTTGCGCCGTCCAGATTTAACTGTTGGCCAGTTAGTAACTCTGCTTCCATCTCATTAGCTATGGAACTTTCGTAGTCCAGTAAGCTATCTGCTATACCTTCCATTTTACTAAAGGATAAACCAAGTTTTCTTGCTTCAACTGCTGCTCTTGCTAGTCCCCCTGGCATTTTAGAAGTTGATAATGTTGTTGCTGCTGATGCTTCTGATATATCTTTCATTACATCTTGGTATCTAATAGCTGTACCGTTTGCAGCATTTTGAAGAGTTACTGTACCTATAAGGTTGTCATTAAATTGCTTTAAATTCTTTCCAGTTGCTGCAGTAAATGTAGTTAGGTTAGCTGCTTGTTCCGCAGATAGTCCAAACTTCTTTACCATTGTTCCTGCTGCTGCTGCTGTTTCTATACTTAAGTCTGCTGATATCCCTAATTGGTTTGAGACAGCCATTGTAGCTTCTCTTAGGTTATCACCTGATAGTCCTTTTATTGATATTCCTGCATCACGAAACTTTTTGTCTAAACCTGTAGCAGCTTCTCTACTTATGTTTAAGTTACGAGAAAGGTCTGTTATATCTTGATTTGTTTTAAATATACCTTTAGTAAAGATAGCACCAGAAAACGCTAATGCCATTTTACCTGCAGCTTTACCTACTGCACCCATTCCTGCTGTCAGTGCACTACCGCCTTCTGCTCCTGCTTTCCTAGCTTCTTTTGCTGCTGAGTCAAACTCTTTAAAAAATTTACCAATTACCGGTATATCGCCTGCTACTTCTGCTATAGATTCTATCCAACTAGTTTTACTGTTTAGATCATCATTAATATCTTCTATTTCTTGAAATGTACCTAAAACACTTTCTGCTTCTACGGCTGCACTATTTAAACCTTCAACTATTTTAAATATTAATTTAGATTCTGATTCTGTTGCGTTTGCTGCTTTTTCGTTTAGAACTGCAATTTTAGATTCTATAGCCTGTATTTGACCCTTTACTAATTTCTGTTTTTTTAGTATTGCAGAGGTCTTCGTCTTATCTTTTAAATCTTCTTTCGTAAATTTAGATAATGCTTCTGCTTGACTTGCTACCTGTTTAGTTAAGTTGCCTGCTCCTTTTAATTCTGCTCCAAAGTCTACAGAGGCAGATGCTGTTTTACGCATCATACCTGCTATTCCAACTAAAGCTTGATTTGCTCTTTCTGCTTCTTTTGAAAATCTTTCAATCTGGGATACGGCAGCAGCGGTTTCTTTCTTTACCTCTTCTGCTTTTTTCGGGTCTAAGTTCTTATCGTCAGCCATTGTGTATTGTTATATAATATAAATAGTTAAGGCCTCTATTATCTAGAAGCCTTTGTACTATAAGTTGGCTTTGATCTAGTTTTTATGTTAGGTTTAGCAACTTGTCGGTTTTTTGCTTTATCGTACTGCTTTTGATTCTCTTCGTTTTCCTTAGTATAAAACTCTTTAATTTTATTAAAAGTAAACTTTCTTAACCATATTGGCATATTATATACTTCATTCCAGGTATAACCACCTTTACCGTGGAAAACTATTTCATGAAGAAGTGAGAATATATTTAGACGATCAGCCTGCGTCAGGCCAAAAAAAGCTAAGCCCAATGGGCAAATCGACATCCTCCTGCATGCCGTCTTCGTCTGTGTATAAGAATGTCATCTTAACGTTGGGTTGGTTCTTAGCGTAATCCGCTCTTAATGCTCTTGCATCTTTAGCTAGTAAGTAATTATCTACAAAATCTCTTATATCTTTTTTCTCTGTCATACCGTTTACAGATGTAATGATATATTTCATTCTTGTAGATACTTCTGGTGAAGAGTTTTTAGTAATTTTTTTAAGTCCTTCTATTTCTCTTTCTAGTAATTTTTCATCTCCATGAGTTAGAAGTTTATATGTTACTGCATTACCTGTTGAAGGAAGATCAAATGAGAAAGAATTAGAACCTTGTGAGTATTTCTTATCATCAATTTCTATATTCTGTAATGTTGTTAAGTCTACTGTGATTTTCTCTCCATTATATGTAATATCGTAGTCTTTACCGTAAGAGAGTATTCTTGCTGCTATCATTACAGCATTTTTATCTCCTATAAGTAAATCGTTATAGTTTACTTCTTTATTAACTATGAGAGATTTAAGTAACTTATCTATTACTGTACCGTTATTAATTAGATTTCTGTTTGTAAGAATATCTTCTTCTTTAGCAGTCATGTACTTCATTTCTAACTTACCTGAAGCTAGTGGTGAGTCTTGTGAGTATAAAAGACCTTTTGAGGGTAATTCGATCTCTTCTGTTGGGATTGAAAACTTTGATTCCATAAATTTTATTTAGTTATAACTTATTCTATATATAAATATACGAAATAAAAATTTAGTAGGCAACAAAAAACCCGGATAAGTTCCGGGTCTTTCTTTTAATCTCTATGTAAGTTAATTTCTAGTAGTTTAGTACGCAGTAATCCATTGCTACTGTTATCTGTACTTCAACTGGTTCATCAGATGACCAATCATACTGTCCAAAGTCTCCATTTGTTAAAATAGCTCCTTTGATGATCCACTCTCCAACTACGTCTCCTACAGGACCTAGAATATTTAAAGTCAAATCCTTTTTATACATATCAGAATAACCTGCTCTACCGGTTACTGATTCGTATCCTAATCTTGCCCACTCCATTACAGCTTGAGCTCCAGAAGGTGTTACTGGATCGTATAATGTGAAGGTCATGTCTTCCCATTCTCTTTTTCCTCTAATCTTTCTATAAGAGTTAATGTGGTCTAGTTTTATAATGTTATCCGTAAAGGTAGGTGCTTTAACATTCTTTACCATGAAAGATGGAATGTTATCGATATACATTACAAATCTGTTTTGTACCTTTGGTTCAAAGGCTTTAAACATTACTTCTGATGTGTCTAATACTGCCATGTTGTATTTACTTTATTATAAATATGGTTATTTTTAATTATTGTACAAATGTTGCTCCAGTTGGCTCAATTGTAAAGTCTAGTACTATAAATTCTGCTGTTTTTGCTGGCTGAATAAATACTTGACCTATTAATTGATTTCTATCTACTACATCTGCTGTGTTATTTGATTCATCCATTACTACTCTGTAAGCATAAAGACCTTGTCTCTGTACCACTGATTCTAAGTAAGGATTAACGTTTGCTAAGAATTTATTTCTTGTTGCAATCGTATTTTGTTCAAATACTAAGTTTGTTGCTTGATCTCCTAAGAACTTCTTAAGAGCTATTAATAATCTTCTAACATTTACTCTGTCTAATGCTGAAGCTTTTGTCTGTAAAGTTTTTTGTCCAAATACTGCTATACCTTGTCCAGGGAAAGTAGCGATTGGATTTACTTTTGCAGCATATAATATATCTCTCTGATTTCTGCTTAGTTTTTGTTCTGCTTGTATTACTCCTGTTATACCACCTCTTACTAAACCTGCTGGGGCAAACCAAGGTGCTGCTGCGCTATCATTAAAAGCATAAACTCCAGGTACTGTACAAGAAGCTGGTGCCCATTGCAATCCTGCTCCTCCGCTTAACTGTACCCATGGCCAGTATGCTGCTGAATATGAACTGTTTACTTTTTTAGCTTGAGTTACTAAATTTGCTGTAGTTGAGCCGTGATTAGCTAAATCTACTATCGCTATACAATCACTTCTAAATTGTGCTGCTGACATAAGTGAATCTAACACTGTAGCATGAGTTGCATTTTGATATAGTAAACCGGGTGCTGATAATACGTTAATTACGTATTCGTCTCTATTTTGTAATACGTTTATCGCAGTTTCGTAATCTGCTGCTACTAATCCCTGTGTATCAGTATTGGATATTGCTTCGTTAAATGTCATAGCTGCTTTAACGATGTTTCCAGCACCGTTATAAAACGATCCTGATGTTTCTAGTGGTAAAA